CCCCAAGATTTCTCTTGTAGGTTTCTTGTTCTACTCTCAGGTGTATCTATACCCATTAAACGGATGCGATCCCTCATGAATATATTAAATCCTAATTCTATGTCTGCATCAATGGTATCACCATCAACGACTCTTACTAATTGTGCTTGAAATTCATGTGCCATTGTATTCTCCTATACGTCAGTGTCAAAAAAGTTAATCGTTTCAGTGTACGGTGCCGCGGTGGTACCATCTACTGATTGTGTCTCAAACTTATGAGTTGTAGGATCAACGTTCTCTGAATAATCAACATCTGTATAAAGAATTTGTTTGCTCTTACCGGTTCCTCTATAATAACGAATACGAGTTGAGAAAGATAATGTATAAACAATAGCTCTCCTCGTAACTAAATCACCCTCATAATCATCATTTAGATCGACACTCTCCAATATAATAGGAGTGTCAGTTGTGATATCCATAGTTGGAATATCTTTTACGGTTACTGTATATTCTGGTTGGAACATTGGCAGTATTTGTTCTAATATTTGCAGGCCCTCATCCTGTGTTGCTGCAAGTATATTTAATTCGAATCCAACCTTGTATACAGCTGGTGCACCTAATTTATTTAGTTGTAACGTATCACCTACAATAGTCTTTGTATAACTCTTATGTTTAGATACACGTGCATTCGCATCATACTCCATAGAGGATATTTCAAATGACATACGTGGTAATTTAATTGCTACCTTAGGATCACCACCCTGTTCCATTAAACGTGCAAGAACTTTAGATCGTGGTGCATAAGCAAGAGGTACTTTAATTTTACCTGTTATCTTACCACTCTGGTATTTCATTACCTCTAGATCATTAAATAAAGATCCAAATACTGATACCATTCTACGGGTTGATTGATTATACCAATGATTTTCAAACATTATGGATCTCCAAACGGATTAGTTTCAGTAAAGTCTATAACATCATCACCTTCAAATTCGAAATCATCGTTGTCAGCATATTCATCTCTATTATATTCAGTCTTCGTTGTGCCTGTTAAGTTAACAGTAATTTGTCTTGAAGCACCAGATGTTTGACCTACAAGTAAGCGTGTTGCATGTACTGCATGTTCCATGAATGTTCCATCACCATTTGCACTTTGATGTGGAGATACCAATGTTAGTGTATAATTTTCCGTATCAACTATTTCATATCCAGCAACTTTACCAATTATATTAATATTAACACTATTATCATCAAGAGTTCCAGTCCATTGATGTACGAACTCACCAATCTCGAAGTCATTTGTATTGGCTGAGGCAAAGGTAGTGTATGAATAAGCGTTAGCGTATAGTAATTCTATGTTATCTATTTCAGGCATACCAGTATCAAAGTTCTGGCCATTGTATTCAAACAACTCAGCAGTTAAGGTATACGTAGGAAGATCTTGTAATTGATAGAAAGGTTTCTTAGGCTCAACATATCTGATTTCAAATAATCTATCTGTCATTGGCATGTATATAAGATCACCTTCAGAAGGTAATGCAGTAACTACATTGCCTAATGCTTCAAGAAGGTTCGTACCTACAACATGATCCCAACGTTTCTTAGGTATTACAAAGTTTGCTTGGTCACGAATCTCTAAACCAAATTTACCTAATAGATTACCATCACCTTCGAATCCGTCAATGTTCTCTATAAAGCATTCTATTGGATATGAGTGCCGATATTGATTGATTGTTTCATTGAGAAGAGCATCTTCAGATACTTGCTCTTTTGGAATGTATACTACATCCTGACCAAACATTTTAATGCTTTCAAGTACTAGATCTTCGTAAAGGTTCTGTTCAGATCGTACAGCACCATTAAAATATACGCCTATTGCCATTTGTTATCCCATTATGAAGTTATCTGGAGTCATCCAAGCCAACCTACATTCTTCTTCTAATCGTTGAATTTCCTCTATAGCATCATCAAACATTTGACGGCCATTCATTGTTATACCACCTGGGAGCTGGAAGCCTTCGAACTTCATCATGTTTGCTCCCCACTGGCGTTTAATAAGTTGTGTTAGATATTGTTTTAAAAACATATCATTATAAACATCAGCATATGTTCCTGGATCTATGATTGAAAATACTTCTAGTACAATATATTCATCAATACCTAGTCCGCCAAATCCTTCATCCATATGAACTCTATTAATATGTCTACTAAATCTTATATGCTCTTCACTATTTAAAAGATGGTCAACTAATGATAATTTCTGTTGAGACATTGTGAATTCTTGCATTTGGGTTGACAATCCTTGCAATAAGAATATGTCATTCCTCCTCATATGATAACCCATATCAAATAATGAACTACCTGTTGACGCATTAATTTTAAGCATACGTACTACGGCCGTAACACTATCAGGTACAGTAATATAATTATTAGTTACATCTGCTGCAGTGATCTGGTGTTTAATGTATTCACGGATTACACCATCAGAATGGTATTCTTGATAGAATTGTAATGCGTCATCAGTACGATCTTCAATCTGATCGTCGTCTACATTGACTTCTATCACTGGAGATCCTAATGATCTCAAGCAATATTCTTGCAATGTAGCTCTTGTAGTCGGTTTAGCCATGATGTTTCCTTGTTATATAGACTTATTTATATAATTAATCAACTCCGTTAGCGGCTTTAACCGCAGTAACGTTCGCTTTGTACTTGTCAGTGAAGATTTGTTCTGCCACTATATTAAATAATAAATGTGTAGACTGAGCTATGGGTAGTTTTTTTGCAATATCAATTATAGTTGTTGATGGAACATAATGAATTCTAAAAAATCCAGTTAATCTATTTAATGTTGCTGCATCTGGATTAGTATGGTGATTCTTTGTGTACAGTTCTTTAGCTGCAGTCACATCACCTGTTGATAATAACACAAAGTTAGAGTCTTTCGATGCAGCACTATGTAAATGTACTAATGCTAAAGCTACTGTCTGATCATACGTTAACCTGCCTAACTCAAATTCATGGTCATATTTTCCGCTTTTGACCGCTGTTTTTAATCTAGATAACCAGAAAGGTATTTGCATTTCTGCACCATCAGGAATTCCCCATGGCTGCCAATCTCTTGTATCTTTCCTTCCATTAAATCTTTCTATATGGTTTGTATATCTATTCACAGCAGTTAATACCGATGCTTCTGTAAACTGTGCATAACCATAAGCTGTAGTACTACCCGCCCCAGCTGCATTATTCCAATCTGATTCTATACCAACCAATTCATCCATAAACCAAAGTACATTACCTGCAAAGAAGTCATAATTAAATTTAGTGATATCAGAATTACCAAGACTGACATATGAGTTGGCAGCCCAAACAACTAAAGATCCATCAGCATCAAAGCCAGCATAAACTATATCTCCTTCAACAGAAACACCATTTTCATCCGGATCATTCCATAATTGAATTTTAATTCTCTCATCTTTTAATTCATTTCTAACAGAAAAGGTGTTACTACGTGTATAAGCATTATACACACCCATAGCTTGTTCGGCATAATCATCATATGCTTCCTTTATTGTTTCATCGGTAGCTACTGCATCTATGAATTGATATAATGCATTACCAAGATTCAATGCAGCGAATTCAAAAATATTTAACTGATCATTAGTATTAAACCAGCTATATTCCTTATAGAAGAACGAACCAACATAACCTTTTAAAAGATTAAAATATGTTTCGTCATAGTATGGACTACCGCTAACACCATACATTGGCTGATATATTCCTTTTATACCAGAATATACTGCCTTCTTTTGTCTTGGAGTTAATGTGTCTCTTACATCAACTTTAGGTTTTGTGTTTTGAAATCTTAGTATATCATCGTATACTAGAACAGTAGCTTGGGTCAAGAATGATCCAGCCCCTGGACTGTTGTTTAAGAATGTTGCTTTCTGTGGATACTCACGTGCTGTAGCTACGTGGTTTATCTGAGAATGTGCTGGAATTGATATTGCCATAATTAAGAGGCCTAAAATTATCTTGATATTTTTCGTGTCGGTGCATTCCTTCTTTGATTAACTTGATCTGCTGGAATGCCCATTTTTTCTGCATCACCATACTTCTTCATTGCTTTATCTAGAGATGCTTTCCTGCGCTTTGCACGTTTCATTGCTGCAGGACCCATTTCAGTTACATCACAATTACCTTCGTGTACTTTACCACACTGTTCACATAGCGATGCTTCTTCGGTCCACAACTTTAAACTTTGCATTTAGTATCCTCTACGTGCTAATATTTCTTTTTTCTTTTTCTTACCAGCATCAGGTGCCATATCTACGTTACCATCACCTGCATTATTTGCAGCAGAGTCTTCAGGTAATTTCGTACCAAACATAGCTGCATTTGCAGCTGCTAAAACAGTATCTACTCCACCGTCATAGTCATAACGTGAATCAAGTTCAGCTTGTTGTTTCTTTTCATCTTTCAATAATTTAGTAGCTTCACGCTTTTTTTTAGCGGACTCTTGTCTCTTGAGGGCTTCTTTAAACCCCGCTGTTCTACGATCAACACTAACTGATTCAGTAACATTACAAGTACAAGGATCACATTTACAATCTACACAGTCACAACCAACAGCTTCGTTAACTGATTCATTAGCCTTCTTAAGTAGATCCATTACATCTGGATTATCTGATAAACCTTTTTTAATTTTATCAATTAACTTAATAGCTTTTGCCATATTACCAGAATTAGCTTTAGCAATCTTTACAATTTTATCACGTTGCCCTTGGTCCATAACAGGATAGCTTTTCTTAATTGCTTCACCAATATTCCTGATAACGCTTAAATGTTTTGGGAAGTGATTCTCCAATAATTCTGGGAATAAATCTTCGATATCCTCATCATCCATACCGTAATCGTCTGAAGAAAGATATGCTATGATCTTTTGTTTATCACCATAGACATTTAACATACCATCACCCTTACCTACCATATTGATTTTCCACTTTGTAGAATCAAATTTAATATCTTTTCTATCACCCATATAATCGATATCAATAGCAGCACCTCTGCTTAATTTACCACGTCCAGCCTTTAACTTTTCTGTTACTTGGCTTACCGCTGTATCAGCTTGATCTTCATCTGCATTATTAGTAGTTTCAGGATCTAAGTTATCTTCATCGTCATATGTTTCCATAAGCTCTGGATATAAATCTTCAATATCTTCGGCGTCCATATCATAGTCTTTACCTTGTAGGTAAGCTAAAATCTTTTGCTTATCACCTGAAAGGATTGCACCATTGCTTGTTGTCTTAATTTTAATTTTGTATTTGGTCATTGCGAATTTAACATCTTTCTTATCACCCATCCAATTGATGTCAATCTCAGCTTTACCTCTACCGCCTTTAAGTTTCGAAGCTTCACTAACTGATTCAGCTTTCTCATTATCACCGTCCCAGCCTTTATCGATTGCATCATAAAATTGCTTTTTCTTATCACCTTCTAGTTCACTTGGTGACTTTACCCCAAATTTTTTAAGAAGTATATTAAAGAATTTTTGATAGGCTTCTTTACCACCTGATGCTTCTCTAATTTGTTGTAGGGTTTTCATATTTATCCTTTGATTGTTATTGGTCGTTATATCTTTCACGACTATCTTTGTTAAAATGATTATCCATCATAACTTGTAT